GTCCGTAGACCCCTCTGTTCATCTTCCCTTTCGGGTAAGAAGGAGATTAGTTTGAGTTCCGGTAATTGGTTTGTAAGTATAGGTAGCGGCGAGGATGCTAGCGGAAACGCTGCTTCTCGTACATGGACTGGAAGTTCGACCCCAAAAGGGCAACCCTTTCGTCCTCTACCTTACTCGGCCAACGGATATGTGAACCGCCACACAAGTTTCGCTGAGTGGTGGAACCATAACAGCCCAAACGAGCCATATGCTCCTACTGGCTATCGAGCCTACGTCAGTTGGACTGGTCTCTGGTATAGTTGCATTCCTTTACCGGATAGCAATTTCCAGAACCTAGTACGACAAAACGTATTTGCCAAACAAATTGACGCTGTGAATAGTGGCGACTTCCATGCAGGTATATTCCTGGCGGAGTTGCCGGAGGCCATTGAGTCTGTTGTTGGACTCACTACCTCTATATTCCGATCTATAACGGCCCTTAGCAAAGGGGACGTTTCTGGATCATTGCGTCATTTGACACGTGCTCTCAGTGCTAGAGGACACAAGAGGGTGAAACCCCCAAATGTGAAACTTCAAGCAACTGATATATCTTCTACATGGCTCGCCATGCAATACGCGTGGAAGCCTCTTCTTCAGGATCTTGAGAACCTGATGGAGAAAATTGAGGAGATGAAGAAAGAGCGCGGGCTCGTGTTCAAAAGCCGTGGAAAGAATGTATACATTCGACCGATGCGTCTCCGGCAAGAACCGGGTTATGAACAACGCGTTCGGTTCCAGGCTATTTGGACTCTACGGGAACATCCCTCAATGGCGCAGATACTAGGTCTTACAGATCTAGCATCTATCGTCTGGGAAAAGGTACCCCTCTCGTTTGTAGTCGATTGGTTTATACCAATCGGCAACTACTTGAAGGTTATGTCTTTTCCACCAAAGCTAGTTAACCGGTATTGTCACTCAACACTGTCGACTGCTAGTACTAAGCAGTCACACGTGGATGAGCGAAAACCGAGTGATAACTTGGGCTCTTGGTTCAGGGATGGCAGTTGGGATCTCAGGAGATTCGACTTCGTCAGAAGTGTCGGAACAGATCCGAATTCCATAGATTTTTATGGAATTCCCTATCCGCCCCATAAGACGTTGAAGGAAGCTTTCTCTCTTGCCCACTGCGAAAACGCAGCCGCTTTAATACACGGCGGCGTATCCGGCCTCGTCGATCAGCTCTCACGAGTTGACGTCAGAGGCCCCCGGTTAAAGACTTGGACGAACTTTCGCGCAAAGCAGAGGATGAGTCCTTTTCTTTAGTTTTTTAACTTCTTACTTCGTAAAAGGACTCATATGTCCGCACAAGCCAACATCGTCATCTTTGATGGCGCTGCGCCCCCTGTATCGCATACGTTCGTTCCGCTCGGATCTTCAAACGATCCCGTGCTGGGCAACGTCGCCACTTGGCGTGAGATTCTTGCAAGTGTACCGTTGTATGCAAATGCATCGTTACAAACGACTTGCAAAAAGCTCAAGAGCGGTGCATGGCGGCTCGAAGCCCGTTTCCAGGTTCCGGTCATGGAGAGTATCTCCGGCCAGAATGCAGCTGGTTACACGGCGGCACCAAAGGTAGCCTACGTGAACGTCGGTAGTTGCGTGTTCTACTTCAACGAACGCGCCACGCCTGTTGAGCGTCGGCTTGTCAAGCAACTTGTTGCGAACTTCATCAACAACATCGGTACCTCGGTGGCGTCTGCCACTACTGGACCGTGTGCCGAATTGGTGGACAGCGGTATCACCGCTTCGTAACAAGGAGGTCGCGATATCGAAATCGAGGCCTATCATTTCATACTGCTGGTTGGAGGTTTCCTTCTATCAGTACTCCTATGGAGGTATGTATGTGGACAAAAGCCTACGGGCCCGCCTTGTCACTTCCAATTTATCGGAAGTTGGCTAGCATTTTTTGTACTCGGATTGCTGATTCTCGCCTTCGGGCTGACCTCGAGGAAGCTTGTGATAAGTTTCTTCAAGGAGAACAGCAGCGACTTTTGAACTTCAAAATTGATTACGAAGCTCATTCAGTCGCCGACGTAATTGCCGCTCGCCAAGTTCTTGCTCTCTTTCAGAAGAATACTGAATTCGTTCTGGACGAGAGGGAGCTCGAAAAAGCAGCTTACGCCAAGTTCCGAGCGGCCGAAGCGCAATGTCTTTCGACCGATGCACGGTTCTATTCAGACGTCCCAGCGACTGACAAGTCGCACCTTATTGTTGCTTTATTCAAAGCACAAAGGCTTATGGCGCGTATGTTAGGGCCGTGCCCGGGGATTGACAAATTGCCACTCCGTTTTGGGCCGGGTAGTACTGTTACGGTGGACAAACAACATGGGACCGTGCAAGCAAAGCTTGCTGATGTCCCGTCGTGTAGTCAAGCTTTAGCTCACAGCCCAAGGTTGCCTGAGTTTCTACGTTCTATACCTCATTGGCTTGATTGCCATCAGAAGGCAGAGTACGTGGACGACGAGGGCTACCTAGTGGCGAGGTTAGACATCGAAGTCCAACCTAGTGAGTTACAGTTTGTCCCGAAGAAGGTCGATTCCTTGAGATCTATAATAAAACAACCAACGCTTAATACCATGTTGCAATGTGGTATCGGCGATTATATGGTCAGTAGACTCAAAGGGTTCGGCGTGGACTTGTCTGATCAAACCATTCAGCAGAAACGAGCCCGCAAGGGTTCGATTGACGGCTCTTTGGCCACTT